GCCCAGGTTTTAGCTTCTTCACATGCGCCCAACTGAGTTAGTTTGAGCGCGAATTCTTCTGCCGATAGATTCTTGAGCATTTAATTTCCTCCAAGAGATGTTCCTATCTAATCACACTACATGTAGTGTGTCAAGGGCGAAACTCCGGCCATTCAGCGTCGATTGCTGCGGCTTCGGCAGCCTGTGCGCTGGCTATGGCCTGCTCACGCGCTGCGGCCACTGAAGCACTGTGGCGGGCTGACCATATAGCACGGGAGGTTTCCAGCAGCGTCTTCTTGTCGTCAGGGAAGCATCGGAAGACGTAGGTGACTTCATTCGTGCGCCGGCCAGTGATGACATCCTCTTTTGTGATCGAAGGATTCCGCATTAGGGCTGCCGTCCAGACCATGCTGACGGCCACGAGGTAGTCTTCCAACTCCACCATCAGGAAAACCGTGGTCATGTTCTCTTTGATGAACCGGCGAGTCTCACGGCGGATTTGGTTCTCCGAACGAATGGCCGACTCCTGAAGTCGAACTGCGGAATTCTGAGCGCGGATTTCAAGAGCCCTCGCATTGGTTTCTGCTACAAGGCGATCAATCGCGAGCTTCTCTTTCATCAGTTCAAGTCGCGGATCGGTGGCGCTCACGATCTGCCCTTCTACCACACGGGGTATGCGAGCGATAGCGGTGACTGGGCGTAGACATTCCTGGCAGGCTCCGTTCTTGCAATAACGTTCCGACAGGTGTCCTTTGCCACATGGTTTTCCAGTGAAGTATTTGGTCAGACTCGCTGCCATCGCGGCCTTACGAGTGATTATTTCTGGCATTATTCCCCTCCTGAACAATCTGATCGATTCGTTCTCGTATTTCCGCATGAGCTAAGACTTTGAGAAATTCATCTTGAGCCTTTTTAATTACGTCTTCAGCGTCAAGTCGATCTTCGACCGCTTGGCGTTCCGGACTGCAAGTGACCTTGAGTTTGCGTCTATAGATGTTTTTGTGACTAAACAGAGTCGTCTTCACAAAAATCTACCTCTACTAAAAATGCTATCACAGTGTGTATATTTTGCAATCAGCTTAAAATTGTGACAAAAACCATACCCCGTTACCCCGTTGGAATTTGCGAAAATTGCCCAAAAAACGCAATCCTCCCGTACCCTTATGCCTCTTTGCTCAGACGGCTTAAGGAATTTTCATTTTTACTTATTTGCATATAGATAGATAATATAGAATGTGATCTATATCTATGTCTATATTTAGATGCCATATGTATATTTTACATTTCTCTCCTGTTGTTGAACCTATCCTACGGGGTATATACCTTAAATATACGTAAGTAATTGATTCTATTAGGCCCGTTGGGTGGTCCCCGTAGGTGTCCCGAAGGTACCCCGAAGGGGGTCAACGGGGTATGAAATTGACTCTGATAACCGATAAGCGTATTCTGTGGCTGATATGGCGTTGACTGACCTCAAGAAACGGTTCGTGGTGGAGTATCCAATTGATTCCAATGGAACTCAGGCTGCTATTCGCGCCGGATATTCTCCGACTTCTGCGAGTCAGCAAGCCAGTGCACTTATGACTGATCCAGAAGTTCTAACCGCCATATTTGAGCGTCAAGTTGAGATTGCTCGAGCGGCATCACTATCAGTCGAATGGGTTCTCAACCAGTGGCGGGATATCGCGAGTGCCGATCCTAATGATCTGATCTGGGTTGAGGCTCAATCATGTCGCCATTGTCATGGTGTCAACCATCAATATCAATGGACGCAATTTGAATACGACCGTGTTGTTCGCGCCGCACTGGATCACACATGTGGAAGTAAATGCGAGCAGCCTTGCCACAGGAGCATTCCTCCGCTCGCCATAGGTGGCTTCGGCTTTGACCCTCACACGCCGCCACATGAGGCCTGCCCCGCCTGCCACGGTGACGGGGAGGAGCGAGTGGGGCTTGCTGACACCAGGCGCGCCCGTGGCCCAGCGCGCCGCCTCTACGCTGGAGTGAAGAAGACCAAGGACGGCATCGAAATCAAGATGCGTGATCAGGACAAGGCTCTCGACAATATCGCCAAGTTTCTTGGGATGGTGGTCAACAAGAATGAGGTGAGCGGCCCCGGTGGTGGTCCGATATCTACGGTCAATTTCAGTGCTGAGGATCTGACAGACGATCAGATTGCGCAGATGCTGCTTCTGGAAGATAATCGTCAGTAAAGTAGAACACCGTGGACCAAAGTTTGGGACTTATATACATGACTCCCCGGAAGGCAAAGTGAGATGCGAATCGTTCCGCTTGAATTGCGCGACCTCAATGCGCTGGTCGCCAGTCTCCACCGTCACCATAAGCCCGTTCAGGGGCATCGCTTCTCCGTGGGGTTAGAACACGGCGGGAAGATTGTCGGCGGTGCGTCCGTGGGTCGCCCTACCGCGAGAATGACCAACCAGAGAGAGGTGCTGGAGGTCACGCGGCTGGTGACGGATGGAACAAAGAACGCTTGCTCTGCGCTTTACTCCGCAACGGCTCGAATCGGTAAAGAGATGGGCTACAAGCATATTCAGACGTTCATCCTCGAAAGCGAGACTGGTGCATCACTGAAAGCCGCTGGTTGGACATTTGAGAAAGCAAGCGATGGTGGAGACTGGACGCGAGAGAGCAAACCGAACAGAAGGCAAGACCAACCGCAGTGTCCAAAGCAACGGTGGGGAAAGAAACTCAGGTGAAATATGGAAACGGGAGTCAAATATATAAATCCCCAAAGTTTGATTGACAATTTCTTTACCCATCATCCACCGACAGACGATCAGATTGCTACAATGTTGCTCATGGAGGGGCAATAATGAACCAAGAGACAATCAACGAGATGTTTGATCTGAATGAAAAGAATGAAGCCAATCGCAAGGCCATTTACACGGCCGCCAAGATTTTCGCCGAGACACTGCATCGCCATGCAATCGATGGGTCGAATTTGAATGAATTGATTGGTGATATTCATCGCATTGCGCATAAGGCGTGCAAGTATTAAGCTGAATCTACCTTTCCTCCGAGAGGTCGCAACTCAGCCCCGATACCGCATCGACTGCGCCGGGGCTGAGTTGCGTTAGAATGCCTTATGCCCCCATCCCGCCTAGATCTGCTCAAGGAGCTACAATTACGCCGGGCTGCCCGTCTCAATCTTCACGATTACATCCGCTACACTTCCCCTCATTTCAAGACGAGCGCTTTCAGTGAGACGGTATGTTGCGCTCTCGATAAGTTCATTCGAGATGTGAAGGATGGCAAGCGACCAATCCTTATCCTCAAGGCCCCTCCGCAGCACGGTAAGTCGGAAATGGTCAGCCGCAAGCTGCCGGCCTTTCTCATGTCAACGATGAGTGATGTGCGGGTCGGGACGGCCTCTTACAGCTCAGAACTTGCAAGCGAGATGGCTCAATGGGTGAGGCGCAACCTGGCGAGTCAAAAGCACAAGCGGTTGTTTCCAGATGTCAAACCGAAAAACAAGTTCGATAGATCGACCATGAGTTACTTCAATTCGCCTTATGGCGACGGTTCGTATGTCAGCGTAGGCATCGGATCTGGCCTTACTGGGCGGCCAGTTGACATTGGCATCATAGACGACCCAACCAAGGATCAAAAAGAAGCTCTCAGCGAAGTAACAAAGGAAACTCACTGGAATTGGTATCAGTCGGTATTCCTGACTCGACTGAGTGAAAACTCCGGTCAAATCGTGATGGCCACGTCATGGGCAGAAGATGATTTGCCAGGGCGCATTGAGGCAACTTATAGCAAACCTGAACATCGCCATCGTTTGACCATATTGAGATTCCCAGCTCTCAACTATCCGAATGAGACTGGATTTAACCCCAAGTTGCCGCTCGGTCCTCTTGTTCCTGAACTCAAGAGCGAAGCATACTTGCGCGAACTCATTATCAGCGAATACTGGTGGTCCGCTCTATATCAGCAGTCGCCGCATCCGCTGGGTGGTTCGATATTCAAAATTACCGGTATTCAGTTTTATCTACCGAAGATGTTGCCCAAGAGCTTCGATCTCATAATCGACTCATGGGATTGCGCGTTCAAGGATACCGATGGTAGCGATTATGTCGTTGGGCAGAAGTGGGGGAAGAAGGGCGCTTATTGCTACTTGCTCCACCAGATCCGCGGGCAGATGGGCTTCACTGAGACCGCCAGGCAAGTTGAGGTATTGAGGAACTGGAATGGATTAGTAGCTCGTGAAGTGCTGATAGAAGATAAAGCCAATGGGCCGGCCGTCATTGACTTCCTCAAGATGAAAGTGTTTGGGCTCATCCCGATCGAACCGGACGGATCGAAGACTGCCCGCGCTCACGCCGTCACTAGCGTATGGGAAGCGCTCAACGTGTGGTTGCCACATCCGGATGTTGCTCCATGGATCGGCGCGGCAAATGGTCAACATCTGCCGGGAACCTGGTTAGCGGAAGTGACGCGCTTCAGTGGGCCGGGATCGGTTGCCAACGATGATCAGGTGGACAGTTTTACGCAAGCCTTGCGCCGCCTCTATCCCCTCTTTGGGCGATTGGCAATCAGTGGGGCCGCAATGGCCCGCGCCGCTGGAAGTGTAAGATAAGGGGCATTCTAACCCAAAGGAGGTCGCGGCAATCTGCCAGAGCAGCGAGGGGCATGGCATAATACCGTCATGCCCGCTCGTAAACCTAATCCCGCGCCTGAGCCTCCAAAGACTGAAGGAATGCGCCGCGCCGTTCTCCATGCCCGTGCTGAGGCGAAGGCAGAAAAGAACTACAACTACCCCGTTCAAGCGCCCAAACTTCCGGCCGGCGTCGTTCCTGAAGGTGAGCACCCCCCGGTAGCCAACGATTCTTACGGTTACGGATATAGCGTCAGCCAAGGATACGGTTCGGAAGGTTGGGTTGGATTCCCCGGTTACCCATATCTCTCCATGCTTTCGACGCGGGCTGAGTATCGCATGTTTGCTCAGGCTATGAGCAACAATCTCACTCGTGAGTGGCTTAAGCTAGGATCGACCAACACTGACGACGATGCGACGAAAGAAGTCATCACTCAGCTTGAACAGGACTTGAAAGACCTCAATCTCAAAGAGGTCGTCGCCTTGATGTGCGATCACGACAGCTTCTATGGGCGCGCTCAAATTTATCTCAACATCCTCAGTCAGAATGATCCCACTATTATCAATAGTCCCCTCTTGATGAGCCCGAAGACGATCAAGAAAGAGACCTTCAAAGAAGGCGACAAGATCACCAAGTATTTCAAGGTGCGGGCAGTTGAGGCGATGTGGACGACTCCGCAAGCCTATAACGCCGATGATCCAACGCGGGATGATTTCTACAAACCTGTCGGTTGGTACATGCTAGGGCGGAAGGTCCATGCCGATCGGCTGCTGACCGTTGTGACGCGGCCCGTCACTGACATGCTCAAACCCGCTTTCAATTTCGGCGGGATGAGCATGAGTCAGCTCGCCGAACCTTA